GAGTTACTGGCAAAACTAGACGAACTTGACCATAGTTGTAGTGTTGTTGGTATAACAGTTGCAGCCCTTCGCGCAGTAGTGGAGTTGCATAAACCTATGCTTTGGAAGAACTTAGGCAATGATACACAGGGATATTTTTGTCAGCATTGCGACTCATTTTCAAATGAGGACGCTTACAGGATTAACTACCCCTGCCCAACAATTCAAGCCATAGAGAAGGAGTTAAACTAATGCCAAATTATGAGTATCGGTGCAATAAATGTATGGCACATACAGTCTTAAGTCGTAATGTAGATGAACGTGATGTTGAGGTGACTTGCATTTGTGGTCACGCTAGTAGTAGAATTTATAACACACCAGCCATTCGCTTCAACGGCAGTGGCTTTTATAGTAACGGAGGCTAGATGATGTGTGAAATATGTGAGGGCGGTGGTTGCTCAGTGTGCTTTAAGACAGAGAGCAACGAACCACAGTTTGCAAGCGGTAAAGAGATTGAAGAGTTCTTTGATAATTATTCAGAGGTAATGTATGTAGACCCAGCAGAGGCTAGTCTTCCTGCGGGGTAGGCTGCTCGTCCTCATCACGGAATGGTTTGAATCCACCAATCTTGTTAATCAGTTTCTTAATTGCCCGCTTGTGACGCATACGGGCTGTGTCTTCAGAGCCTAGCCCTAGTTGAGTTGCAATATCCCCGAAGTCCATTGACTCTACATAACGCAAGAACAATAATTTCCTATCGTCTTGGTGTAATTTCCAAAAGCCAAGGTCTACTTCAATCATCATAGCCATAAGGTTTCCACCCTCACTTGGTGCAGAAGGGCGAGAAGTCCCACTGAGATTGAGTTTATGTGTCACACCGAACTCACCTCTTAAGACAGGAGGGAGCAACGCTTCAACCATATCTGATTCATAGAAGAACAGGTCACTGGTCTCATAGCCACCAGACTTAGCCTTCCACCGTTGGCAATAATCTAATGCCTGATTACGTAGACTGCGATAGATAAGATTCTTTGCATCTTTATTTCCAATCGCTTCCCAAGTATCTAACTTATTAGGGTGCTCAAGAAACCATTGATAGAGAGTCTGTCTTAAGTCTTGAGGTTCAATGTCTTGAAACTTGCGTGAGTATTCAGAGGCGACAGCATCTACAATATATTTCCAGGGTTCGATACGTTCCCAACCGATACTCATTTAATTTTATACCCCGCAGTCGTAGGTAGGAAGGTAACTTCCTTCATCATCTTAGATTTATTGGCAAACTCAGTAGTAACTGGCAACCACTTCTCTTCCCACACCAAGTTCTCCACATCTGATAAAAGAAAAGACCAAACTCCTTCAGGGGTGGAGTTAATATACCACGCCTTAAGACCTAACTCATTAGCCTTGCCGACTAAGAAGTCATACTTTTTCTTTTCCAAAAGCAAGGTATCGTAGTGAGTATTGCGGGACTTAAGTTCTATGAACATCTTGAACTCTTGGGTCGCACAATCAAAGCCATCGTATTCATTTTCTGAGTGCTCTAAGTCTGGCATTTGCGACTTAAGCCAGAGGAACAACTCTTGTTCTTTCACTCTTCCCACTGGCCCCTCAGAACGAGAAGCCCAATAATTGCATAGTTAGCCATATCTTTGAAGGAGTCCTCTAAAGATTCGTGGTCAGGTGTGGCACCACTTTCTACCAGGTGATTAATTCTGGCAAGTTTGTCGTGCATACGCACCCTCAATCCATTCAAAGCCCCACCAGGGGCCAAAGAAATGTTCTTGGGGCCGTAGTCTCTATGCTTGCTCAGCAAAAGAGCAGAGAGTTCCTTGGTTGTATTAAGAAGGTGTGCCTCTAGGTGGACTTCTCGTTTAATAGTGGCACGCGCAGAGTTACTATAAGGTCTTCGCCCTTCTTCTCCGTCTGTACTATTTTCAAACCAAGCCCCGTGAGGTATTGGATAATCTGCCATATCTCTTCACTCTCCATCTTCTTCATCGGCTATGTCCTTCTTCAATAGGGCTTCTAAATCTTCATCAAAATGTTGCAGTGCCGACTTGACAATCATATCCTCAACCAGTTCATCTACTAAGTCATAACCATTCTCACTAGCAAAGAGAGTGACATATGTAGACTGCGTGATTAACTTAATCTGTTCAGGTTCGTTTGCATTGTTATACATAAACCTTAACAGGGAGCCAAGCAATAACTTAAACCCATTGGGTAAAAGATAGTAGGGGTCGAACTCTTCGTTCTCGTATAGAGTGTGGTCTATCAATTGAAAAGAATCATCAAAGGTTTCATTACACTCATTACAATAATTGTGTGGTGGTTCGTCATCAAAGGTCACTTAAACCCAGCCTTTTCTTTTATATATTCTGCTCCGTATTTGACGAAGGCTGAGTTGACATCTTCTCCATCTGGCAATTGCACAATAGTAACGGGGAGTTCCCTAGCCAGTGAGCGTGCGAACTCAGTGCCTGCTTGGTCACCATCTGCGAAGACGAAGACTCTTTGGAAGTCAGATAGAAGTCTCGTATAATGTTTCTTCCAAGAGTTAGAACCAGGCACACCAACACAGAAGAAACCCACACAGGAAGAAACAGTAATAGTATCCAGTTCACCTTCGCACACTCCTATAAAATCACCCGCACGTTCGACATCTAACACGTTATACATTTTAGTTTCAGCACCAGTCATACCCATATACTTTGGTTCAACCGCAGGGTTTAAACTTCTAAATCTTAAGTCAACCACACCAGTCTTAGTGATGTAAGGTATAGATAATCGTCCAGTAAAAGATTCGTGCCCGACCTCAGGCTCCGCGACTACGCCTAATTGCGCCAGTCGTGCTATCTCCATTGAGATACCTCTGCTTTTTAGGTAATCTTCCGCCTGATAAATGTTTGCCGCGTACCGCTTGGTTGCTGCACCCAGTAATTCCCTCTGCAAAAGTGATTGCTTCACGTATGCTCATCCCTTCTTGCTGCGAAATAATTTGAAGACTGTTACCTTGCACTCCGCAGGCGAAACAGATGAATATGTTATCGTTGAGATTAGCACTTCCAGATTGGTGTGTGTCGGAATGGAAAGGGCACTTGAGATTAACTTGCCCGTTGCCTTGTCGTACGTTTGCTCCGTAGTGGATAAGAACTTCTCTGATACTTGGAAGGTCATTGTCAATGTTTATCACCATATCCCGCTTCTCTTAATAGATGTACTGCATCTTCTAACCTTAGCAAACAAACCCAATCGGGGATTGCTTTCTCACCTTGCCCATTAAGTCTTAAGACTACAACACCAAGTGCTTTCTTTTTTCTATCTTTTAATTGTTTGATTGCTGCTGCTGGACTAAATCCAGCCCGTGCCTTTACTTCAAAATCAATACCAATACATCCAGTAATATCGCTACCACTACGACCAGCACCTGTAGATTCCGCAAATGGGAATCCGTTGTCAGCAAGGTATTCAGCCAGGACTTTTTGACTTCTGTATCCACGATGTTTCCTACTCTGTGATGGCATTCGGTAATGTCTCCATTCGATTAAGATATTCTAGCGGAACATACCAAGTTTTGTCGTTATACTTCCATTCATCTTTCTTACAATCCCTGCCATACAACCAACCCACCGCTACATAGTCTGGTCCTTTCCAATCAGGTGCGTTGCGTCGTTCCTTGTTGCATAAACCACCAGTTGTTAAAACATAAATTAAATTATCATCATCTCGTATTGTGTAACGAAGTCCCTTAATTGGTGGAAATGAGTATCGAACTTCGCCCAACCCAGGAATATCTAACTCAGACTTCCACTTGTTAAAGTGTGGTACAAAATCCTGCTTGCCTACCATACGCGCAAAGGCTAACTCTGACCCAGCACACACAACGTGTTGCCACATTTCCCACAGGTCACCCTCTGAGTAGTTAACATTCTTTGTTGGGTCACCGAAGTATGGCTTCTGTCGTTGGTAACCTACCTCAACAGCAGTTGCTTCTTCAGTTGTACTAAGTGCGTAGGTCCACACTTAAGACACACTCTTGTCCCTGTGTAGTGCCTTAACTGCTAGGTCTAAACCAGCGTTAACGCCATCAAGATACTCGCTGGTACTTTCAACCTTGAGTTCTGTAATCTTTTCAATTAACTTTTTGATTTCATTATCAATTGAAAAGAGAACAAACTGACGCATCTCTTGAGTCATATCGTCTTCTTCTTCTCTAATCATCATCCGCCATTCTCTGGTATGTCTTCCATATACATAAACTCAGGGTTAAATGATAGCCAACAAGTCAGGTTTGCGTTGGCATCGGCACGCCCATATCTATTCTTGACAGGAGCAACAGCCATAGAAGTACCAACAACACCCAGAGTACAAATGAGAGCAGGTAGTTGTGCCACTTTACCTTGAAGTGCAGAACGTGGCTGGCAAGGAGTACCCATAACAGCCTCAGAAGTATGATGTAAAACAATAATAGCAGCATTAGTTGCACGAGCAAGGTACTTCAACTCCTTCATAATTGCACGCATTGAGGCGAACTCCTCGCCACCATCGGTGGCTATATCCATCAAGTTATCTACAAAGACAGCAACAGGAGGACAACCCCAGAGTTCTTCAAAGGCTTGGACTTCCTCATCAATATCTTGCAGTGTGGGACTGGATTCAAAAGACCAGACAATGTGATTTCCCTTAGCCAGGGTGGCTTTCGTCCAACCAATGTCGCTATCCATTAACTGTTCTACATCTGTTTGATTCTTACCTGAAATCATTGAGGCTAATCTCATAGCCATAGTGTGTGCATTAGTATCTGCTGAGATGTAAAGACTAGGCACCCTCATCTTAAGTGCCAACGCCAGGGCTAGAGTAGATTTACCAACACCTGGAGTTCCCGCCAACATAGAGACTTCTGCTCTACGAAATATAATTTTGTTACTTTCAAAAGAACGAAAGACAGAGGGCAACGGTTCCCCGCCTATGTCCGACCTGCCAACACTTCTTACTAAAGTTCTCATTCGGGTTGCTGCCTGACAATTGAAGCAGCGTGATGATAAGTCTTAGCCCTCACAGCAGTATCGTTAAAGTTGTAGTCGTTGCTTATCATCGCGTAAGTTGCTTGTCTTTCTAACTCTAACGCTATGTTATTACGAATAAATCTTTCAAATTCAGCCATAGGGAAATCTGACATAGAGTATTTTTTTTCTGTATTAAAATCCATTTCATCCCCTGTCTTAAGTTGGAAAGGGAGTTACCAATCATCCAATGCCCCCGACAATCGGTAACTCCCTAACCAATCCTTATTCGAGTGTGCCTTGTATTAGTTTACTGGCTTGCACTGGTCCGCGCCCATTGGCTGTGGACAGACCCACATTGCGTAAGGTTTCCCCGTTGCTTTGGCTAACCCCGTCTTGTAAGAACGTGCTCCGTGAACGCAAGTTGGTGTACTTGACGGAACCTGCGTTGGGGCTGTTACGAAAGTAGGAGTTGCTTGAGTGACGGGAGTTGAAGTTGTGGTCCCCAAAGGGGAGACAACGTATGCACCCGTAATCATCTTTGCAGTTGCTGCGATTTGTGTTGAGTAATCAGAGATTCCCTCTAGCAATATGCTGAGTTCTTCTACCGTGTTAGCACGGATGTTAATCATATCTGAGTTCGATGCCATAGTGGAACGAATAGATACCTGTAACTTATAGTCATCTGTTGCCATTTATTTATCCTTCTTTGCGAATTGGCAGTGTGCTGTGAGTCCACAGAAACTGCACGATTGTAGGTTCGGTAGAAATATACCAGCCTTTCGGGCTTTGTCAAAGCCATCAACAAAATATTCCAGCGTGTCTTGCGTATATCTACTCAGGTCAATCATCGCTCCTGTCCCAGAATTTCTGGACATCCAGTAGTTACCTAGATTAACTTTTACTCCGAGCATCATCTCAACTCCTACTTTGTAGAAGCCTAGTTGAAGGTCGGATACGGGTAAGCGTGATGAAGTCTTGAGGTCAACTATAACTAACTGACCATCAACCTCAAATATCCTGTCAATAAACATCTTCACTGTTACACCAGCAATGACAGGGTTGAGTTCTAGTTCGATAGCCCTGGCACCTTGCGGTGTAGTCCAGAGTTTCCAACTAGGATTGTTCTTGCGCCAAAGGATGTAGTTATCCACCCATTTGGAACCATTGGTATTCCACCAAACTTCATCTTCTTTGTTTGGATTGGCAATCGTTGCACGCCCAGCCCTTCGGGCAGTAGCAAAGTCAAGTCCTTCAGTTTCTTTTTTCCACGCAGTATCCCAGAATGTATTACTCATTTTCTAAGTCCCACATCTCTGCTGCTAAGTGGAATGCTCTGCCTCCAGCAGACCAGATAGATGGTTCCTCTGGTACTTGTAGCAATCTACCTAAGTAATACTGGTAGCCACAGGTTAAGTAAGTTGTAAATGCAGAGTAAGAAATGTGTGCTGGTAATTCATAGTCATCTAATTGAATCATTATATCCCCCGTCTTTTGTTACATAGTCCTCTCCTAGAGGACAGGAGTGAACTCGATAGGAGAGAACTATGTAAGTTTATTTAGTTGTTAATCAGGTTACCCTCGGCAACCTGATTTAGGAAATGCCCCCCCTACCCCCCAAGAAAAAAATCTTGGTTGGTAGAAGAGGTGCTTCCCTCGTGTAACCTTCATTGAGGTTTCGCCCCCACTCTTTCGAGTAAGAGAAATGTAGCACACAAGGTTTGCCACCGTAAGCAAGCGACACGCCCTACGAGAATGACAAAATCGCCCCATATCCTAGGGTAACTACCTAGGGTACAGGGCGAAAGTGTCTTAAAAGGGCCTTGGAAGGCTTGTGAGGGCTACTCTTCGGAGCCGATACCGTACTGAGATTCGTTCTTATCTGCCCATTTAGCCGCAGGTGCAGCCAATGCACCGATTACTACAGCATATTGAGGTGCCATATCTGTAAGAAGGGCGATGCCCATTACAATGGCTGCTGCTAGCAAGGCGCGAAGGGATGACTTAACGGCTGCTGTTTGCTTCTTGTTGAGTGGGTTTTTCATTTAT